ATTTAGTGATCTTTTCCCATTTTCCTTGAGCACAATTCAATTTGATGCTACAATGGCTGATACAGAATACTTCACTGCTGAAGTCTCATTCAAGTATTTGAACTATACTATTGTTAAAGGTAGCGGATTTGTATGATTACTCTTGATAAGATTCAGGAGATGTGGGAAAAAGATGCAAAAATGGACCCAGATAATTTACACACTGAGTCTTTAAATATCCCAATTCTTCACTCCAAATATTATGAAATTTACAATAACATTTATCTGCTGAGAAAGAAAGCAGAGCAGCAAAGAAAAAACATAAGACATGAACGTTATGAATACTTCTCTGGTAAAGCAGACCCAGAAGTATATGTTGAAAATCCCTTTCCAAAAAAGATAAGGGATAAAGATACAATGCAGAAATATTTGGATGCAGATGAAAAACTTTCTGGTGTATCACTAAAAATTGATTATTATGAAACTATGTTAAGGTATCTTGAAGAGATACTTAAACAGATAACTAATAGAACTTATCAAATAAAAAACTCAATAGAGTTTATGCGTTTCACCTCAGGTTTAGGTTAATGGAAGACGATCAGTATTACAGAATTGAATTGCCAATAGAGGCAGTTCGCATTGTGCATACAGGTCTAAAGCAAGCAGTTGACAAATGGTCTGGTGGAGAACCACTAGAACAAGAGGATCTCATGACTATGAGAGACCACTTCTACAGGATTATACTAGAGCACAGTTTCTCAAGTCCCTAATAAATACTGTTAGGTGAACGTTTTATCATGGCAGATTTGACTATTCAAAAGATCAATGAAGTCTATCTACAAGTGAAAACAGAACCTCATATTGAATATGAGTTAAGAGATAGATTCACTTTTGAAGTTCCTAACAAAAAATTTATGCCTCAATACAGAAGCAAGTATTGGGATGGATATGTGCATCTTTTTAATATGAAAACCAAGAGGATCTATGTTGGTCTTCTTGATAAAGTTGTTGCGTTCTGTGAGCAATCAGGATACTCATATCAATTTGAAGATAATAAATTTTATGGTCCTCCATTTGAAGTCAATGAAATGATTTCAGAAGAGGGTGTGAAAGACTTTATGAAAGCAATCACACCATTAAAACCAAGAGACTATCAGATTGATGCTGTTCATGATGCATTGAGATATAACAGAAAACTGCTTATCTCTCCTACTGCATCTGGTAAGTCATTTATGATTTACACTATTGTCAGATTTCATGTGAATGCTGGAAGAAAGATTCTACTTGTAGTTCCAACTACATCTCTTGTAGAGCAGATGTTCAAAGACTTTCAGGACTATGGGTGGGATGCTGAGAATCACTGTCACAGGATCTATGCAGGTAGAGAAAGAGTCAATACTAATGAAGTAACTATCACAACATGGCAGTCTGTAGATAGAAAGTTCTTTGAAGCATATGATGTAGTAATTGGTGATGAGGCGCACCTTTTTAAAAGTAAGTCTCTCGTTGGTATTATGGACAAGTTACATCATGCAAAGTATAGATATGGTTTCACAGGTACTTTAGATGGCACACAGACCCATAAGTGGGTCTTAGAGGGATTGTTTGGACCATCATATAAAGTCACTCAAACCAAGAAATTAATTGATGAAGGACATCTTGCAACTTTAGATATTCAATGTCTTGTTCTCAAGTACAAACCCAAGAAGTTTGATACTTATGAAGATGAGATTCAGTTTCTAATTGGTCATGAAAAAAGAAACAAATTTATTACCAATCTTGCTATTGATTTAGAGGGTAATACTTTAATATTGTATAGTAGGGTAGAGGCACATGGTGCCATACTTTACGATATGATAAATAAAAAAGTCAGGGAAGGAAGAAAAGTATTCTTTGTTCATGGCGGTGTAGATGCTGAAGACAGAGAACAAGTAAGAGAAATCACAGAGCAGCAAAATGATGCCATTATTGTTGCTTCTTATGGAACATTCAGTACAGGAATCAATATTAAGAATCTACACAATGTAATCTTTGCCTCTCCATCCAAATCTCGTATTAGAAACCTTCAGAGTATTGGTAGAGTCCTAAGAAAAGGCAAAAACAAAGTGAAAGCAAAACTTTATGATATTGCTGACGATCTAACTTTGGGATCAAGAAAGAATTATACACTGAATCATTTTATTGAGAGGGTGAAAATTTATGTTCAAGAGCAATTCAATTATGACATTATATCAGTCAATATAAAAGACTAGGAGGAGTGTATGCTAGAAGATGATTTCTACTGTACAATCAAATTTAAAGGTGGAGATGAAATCTTTGCCAAAGTAGCAGCAGATGTGGATGATGATAGAACTATGCTTCTAGTATCAAATCCTATTGTAGTTGAAGAAGTAAAGTTAAGAGGAACAACTGTAGGACATAAGTTCGAACCTTGGTTGAAATCAACATCTGATGATATGTTTATGGTTAATATGGATGATGTCCTTACAATGTCTGAATCAGAAGACATTGAGATGATTCTTTATTATCAAGAGTATATAAGAAAGATGAATAAAGGCAATCATGCACAGATAGATAGGAAGATGGGTTATCTCTCCTCTGTTCAGGATGCAAAAGAGGTTCTAGAGAAACTCTATAAATCTAGCTAAAGCTCATCTTTCAAAGGCAACAAACCTAGTCTACTAGTAAAACACATAGTTGTCAACGTTTTGATTTCCTGTTATAATATCTTTAGTAGATAAATGATTATTATGCCCTTCTCTTATACTACCATGGCAAGACCTAAGAAATCAGAACACTATGTCAATAACAAAGATTTCTTAGCAGCTCTAGAACAGTATGCTATTGATATTGAAAGAGCAAAAGAAAGAGGTAATCCCAAACCACAAATTCCCAGATACATTGGAGAATGTTTTCTGAAGATTGCTAACCACTTATCGTATAAACCTAATTTTGTGAACTATATGTTCAAGGATGATATGATTTGTGATGGTATTGAAAACTGTGTGAGATATATTCATAACTTTAATCCTGAGAAGTCTAAGAATCCATTTGCTTATTTTACTCAAATCATTTACTACGCATTCCTGAGAAGGATTCAGCAAGAGAAGAAGCAACTTGAAATTAAAAATAAGATTCTAGAGAAGACTAATTTTGATGAGGTCTTTGACTCAAATGATCTTGACAGTATGAACTACAGCGAGTATAATTCCATCAAAGATGCTGTTCATAGCAAATTGAGGAACTGATGCGAGTAGCAGTTATTACTGATACACATTTTGGTGCTAGGAAAGGATCAAAACTATTTCATGATTATTTTCAAAAATTTTATGAAGATATCTTCTTTCCAACGTTAAAAGAAAAAGGTATCACCACAGTAATTCACATGGGTGATGCTTTTGATGTTAGAAAAGGAATTGACTTTAAATCATTAGGATGGGCAAAGAAAGTATTTTTTGATCCTATGAAGGAGATGGGTATTACCATGCATCTATTGTGTGGTAATCATGATGCGTATTATAAAAATACCAATGATATCAATTCTAATGATTTACTATTGAATGAATATGATAATGTAATTACATATTCAGAAACAACAGAAGTAGTCATTGATAAAACTCCTATCTTGTTCATTCCTTGGATTAATGAAAATAATAAGAATGAAACTTATAAGACTATAGAAAATTGCTCTTGTCAATATGCAATGGGTCATCTTGAATTGACAGGATTTAGAGCACACAAAAATTTAATTATGGATCATGGTGCTGAAGTAAATCAGTATCAGAAGTTCAAGAAAGTATTTTCTGGACATTATCACACAAGATCAAATGATGGCAAAATCTTTTATCTTGGAAATCCATATGAAATGTTCTGGAACGATGTAAATGATACCAGAGGGTTTGCTCTCATGGATACAGATGATATGAGTTTTGAACATGTGAATAATCCATATAAATTATTCTATAATATCTTCTATGATGATACTCCTCATCAAATGTTTGATGCATCTCCTTATTACAATAAAATTGTAAAAATTATTGTTAAATCAAAAAATGATGTTACTAACTTTGAAAAGTTTGTAGATAAAATTTATGAAACAAGAGTTGCTGATTTAAAAATTGTTGAGAGTTATGATTTCAATAATGGATACTTTACAGAAAATCCAGATGTAGAGACAGAAGATACTTTCTCTATTTTGAATAGATATATTGAAGAGGCAGAATTTTCACTAGACAAGTCTGTTGTTCAATCTCTTATTAAAGATGTCTATGAGGAAGCTTGTGAGTTAGTATAATGTATATTATTACAGTAGCAGGAAAGGAGAAAGATGGAGCATACTCTGTATTAGATGATGAAGGAGAACAGGTCCTTTACATCTTTGAAGAACAAGATGATGCAATGAGATATTCTATGCAATTAGAAGAACTTGAGTATCCACTGATGCATGTAATTGAAATTGAAAGCGATCTGATGATTCATACTTGTGAGACACATGGACACAGGTATGCTATTATATCTAAAAATGACATTGTGATTCCCCCAGATAAACCTGATGATAACCTTTAAGACCATTTCCTGGAAAAACTTTTTATCAACTGGGAATCAACCAACCAAAGTATCACTTGATAATGCCAGTACATCCCTTATTATTGGGACAAATGGTGCTGGTAAATCAACTATTCTTGATGCCCTTACCTTCTCATTGTATGGTAAGTCTTT